ACCCACCACTATGCCGTATGTTACTACGTTACAGAACCGCAAGTTAATGCGTAAATTTTCAAACCCCTCTTTTATTTACTTATCACACATTGCTTATGCAAACTGGTGTTTTTAAACACCTATATTAAATTTACAAAATCCATTATGAAGAAATTTATTTATGTTTTTATTATTTATTTTTATAGCGGTGCCCCCTCTATTTATAGAAGGACATGCCGCGAGTGTGGAAACCCCATGCGGATCTTAAAGATCATTGAAATTATTTACTAATCACAGACATTTATCTATTTGTTTTGTACCCAAAAAAATAAAGAAAAGAAAAGAAATTACTGATCAATTCCAAAAGGCTGAAATCTACAAGCGTCTAGATCAAACCTACTGTGAGAGGCTCTCACAGCGTTGAAGAGCGACATTCTTCCCCCCCAAACTATATTACAAACATGAACCAATCTAATAATCGCTCATCTTTGTTACTTGTCTCATTAGACACTCCTCGAATCCCCAATATTGAAAATATTTTTCCGTTTCTTTATGAATATGTTGAATCTTATCTTTATGATCCAACAAATACTACAATTAGCTATTTTGTTTTCAATCCCATTAATGCTACTCATTACATTCTCTTGGATACTTTGAAATATGATGGGACAACTAGTTTACGTCTTCTTCCTACTCTCGATTTTATGTCTGAAGTTGCGAATAGACCTGGTCTTCCACGTTTTTATGGACGTGCTTTAACCTACCCTCAAAGACATACTTTGGCTTTCTCCTATCATTGGGCTTTTAATTTAGTTCAAAACCAGAAAGTTATTATGTGTCAATCTCCTGATCTTCGAATTCCCAGCCCACGAGCTCAACAAGTAGTGGACTCCGAATTTTTAGCTCATTCCAACTTGGAATTTCGTGATTACATGATATCCAAGTATAAAAATCAAACCCATGATGAATTTGTGAAGTGTTTTGAGCCTCAAGGCGCTACGCTTTCTCACAATATTCATTTTCCAGTAGTTGAAGAAATTGTTAATAAATTTAAAAATTCAATTCCTTCTTCTAGCCAATCTCCTGTTCAATCTTTTGTTGATTATCTCAAGACCATTCTTGGAATTTGTTCTTCTTACAAGTTCTGGCTTACATTTTTCTTTATAGTTCAATTGTATTCTATGAGTGTTCCAGACTATCGACGTGTCGAACTTAGAAGA